GTTTTTTTTAGGGTGTTCACTCACCGCTGATTTCTGTTTTTGGTAGGGTTTTCTCCCCGTTGCGATTAAGGTCTTCCCTGACCATTCAACGCCTTACGGCGGTCAAACCGAAATAAAAAGGGCTACCGGTGGGGACATTTAAGTCCTTACCAGTAGCCCGTAATGGCTGTTATCGTTATCTCGATATAACGACCTCATATTTCTTTTTGCTATTGGTTTCCCATACGATCACTCGTCCATTTCGGACGGCAATCTCAACTCCCTTACCACGAGAGAGGATTTCATTGATTTCCTGTATTGCCTTTACCGACAGGCTGATTACCGGGTTCATTTCCCTCATCTCCATCCACTTTACTGTTCTTTGCAAGCTCCATTGCCTTTTTCTCTTGTTCTGCGGCATACTCCATGCTCATTTTGTAAGCAACCTGGGGGTCGGAGAACATACCACAATGAGTAAAGGCCAAAATAGGAGCAATTTTTGGATTACTCAACATTGTAGTCAGTACATTAGCCTTTTCTGCAATATTCTCGTAATTCCGGCGGGTAAAACGAATGTCAACGGCAGAGAGCTTCAAATCCAGATCGCCTAAATCCCGGCAGATACGAAGAAGCAGTTTCAGAAAACTCTTTTCAGACTTCTTGAACATTCGCTCCGAGTCTTTGGCTCTAGCTTCCGCAGCCGACCAACCATCACGCATGATAACCGCTGCTCCGGTGTCGCTGGTGGAAGAACCGCCGTTCCGGTTAGGCATACCGCAGATCGTCAGGACGATATTATACATACTGTCCACGAGAGTCTGTGTCTGTGTCTGGTTCAGCTCCGCAGTCAAATACTCAATCTGGGCCTTAAACTGCGGGTCGATGTCTTTGAACTTGATTGCTCCCTCTTCTCGCAACTGCCGATAATCTTCCGAAGAAATATCAACATTGTGGAAGAGCATGAGAGCTTGAATGAACTGTTCAACGCCGTCAATGCGGTTAGACTCGGTGGTATTGATAGCGTCCAGCAGAGGGAGGACGATTTCAAAAGCACCGAGACGGGATTTGTTGGCAGGATACTCAATGATGGGGATACCCAAAATCTGTTCAGTGCTGTAACGAATAGCCCATGTGTCCGTTACCTCATAAAAATGATCGTGAGTGTAACAACTGAAAATCAGATTTCCGTTTTCGTCTGCAACATAGCTGACACCCATCATAGGCCGGTTACCCAAAGCCGTAGAATACACCACGAAAGTGTACCTGGGGTCAGGGGTAAAGATTTCAAACGGGGCTTCGTCTTCGTCACCGTCAAAGGCTTCATCAGGCAGGACAATGCGATAAGAAGTACCGCAAATATACCACCACTCAGCCAGTTCAGCGTCCTCAGAAGCTTTATCTTCCGAGAGAGCATAATCGTTCAGCTTGGTAACTGCGTCCGCAATACCGGGGTCATCCTTTCGAGCCACATACTGAACGGGTTCTCCCATCAAATAGCCGACCTTGAAGGAAACGATTTCATTGGCTCTGTTCTCTACAACTTTGTTGTTAATCTCAGGCCGAACTTCCTTCTTGCGGTACAAAACCGGCTGATCTCCCTTGTAATAGCGATAGAGATAATCAATCTCAGCCTTGTTTTGGAGATGAACCGTTATGGCCTTTTGCAAAACTGAAAGAATGTTGCTTTCATTGATTTCTGTAACATCAGTGTAGATAACTCTACGACCAAATAAAGCCATATCAGTACACCTCCTTTCACTCTATTCTCTCATATATCATAATATCATAATCTCTTATGGTTGTCAATACATAACCTTTCATAATACCATTGGATACATCGAAAAGCAAGTATCAACATGGGCGTTTGAATACCTCCGGCTTTGTCCCAACCCTCATGCGCAACTCATTTTCCAACATAGCGAGGGAGTCTGGTGCGTCATCATGAGGAACCTTACCGCTTCGGGTGTAAGTGGTCAACTCTTTCATGAAATTCCAGTATTGACTTCCCCGCTTGATGGTAGAAGGGTGTCGGAAATAGAAATTCCGTTTAATATTATCAGAAGCGAACTCAATGCGGGTCTGCTTATTGGAGATCGTGCGCTTCGTGCGAATACTGATCGAATACCCACGCTCACGGATGATGGTGTCAACATCCCTGGCGTAATACTGACCAGCGTTGTTACTCTCGAATACGGCTTCTGACGCTTTATTCTCAATCAGACATTTAGCACACTCCGGCTTGGTCACCTCTGCGGGAGAGTCATCAAATACCACATCCACGATATACACATCGTTTCCGTAAATCTTCGCTACCGGCATGGAGGTGGAGTCAGAGCCACTTTCTGCGGTATCTCCCACGGCAAAGGTAGCGTCTGCGTCCCGATCAGGGAGATCGAAGAAATAATTCAGCTCGTCCTTGTTAAACAGCAGACCCTTAGCTTCAAACGGCTGCTGCTGGAACTCAGACTCGAACTGCTCAGAGGACAAAAGCTCTCGCTGCTCCCGAAAATAAGCGGTAGTGAATACTTTCTTCCCATCCCGCTCGTACTCATAATTGCTTTCATCAGTAACCAGGTCGAGAGCTGGGATTTCGATGGCTTTCCACTCCCACCCTTCACGCTGAGCGTGTTCCTGAATACGACCAATGGGGTCATATAGGGAGTATCGAGTACCAGTGAAAACCATCGGTGTACCTTCAATGGCACGACCCATAATATCGCCGGAAATAACCTCCCACTTGTCATCCAAACGCTGCCGGTTTTTCGCTTCCTCACGCCCTTCCACGCAGTCATCCAGATAAAGAACATTGGTGGCTTCGGACAAACCAACCTGTCGAGCGTCAATGGAACGACACATGATGGTAGGGAAACGAGCCTTAGATTTCAGATTGATGGTTTTATTGTCGGCGTTGGTCTGAACCAACTTAGCTTCCGGGAACACATCGTAGAAAAGATACTCGTTAGGGGTAGACAGGTATTCCAGACACCCGTTGTAGAAGCTCTTCACCAGATCGTCACCGGTTCCCTCCATCAATGTGGCATTGTCTGGGTACTTCCCGGAAATCATATTAACAAAATTGATACCTGTTTGCGACTTTCCCGCTCGTTTTGGCATGGATATGGTCAAAAGACGCAGCTTCCCGTCAAGAATATCCTGAAAACCCTGTACCATCGGCTTCAAATAGTGCCGTCTGGGAGCATAGAACCGCTTCTCAGGTTTCCGGTCAAGTTCAATATAGGTCATAAAAGCGTCAAAATCATGCGGAGCGTCAAAGAGCAAGCTCCTTCGCCACACTTCATAGAACCTGCCTGCATTTTTTATATCACTTGCCCTGACCTGTCGAGCACATAGACCCCTCAGCTCTTTATTGACTTCATGAGCCGCCTTAAACCCTTCTGTTTCCCAGCTCCGACAAAGGGAGAGAAGGTCGTTGTAGGCCGCAAGGTCATTCGGGTGGTCTTCAATGGCCTTGCGGATAGCAACAGAAATCATTTCGTAATTCATAAAAACACCTCACTGTGCATTATTCGTGCGTTTATAGAGCGTTGACTTCCCGAAAGACCTTGAACAGCTTGGGACTTTGAATAGCAATCCAATCAACCATTTCTTCGTTTTTAGCCCAGGCTTTATCCGGTGTGAAGCTGTTCCACATAAGTCCGCTCTCGTTGAGAAAAGCATGAACCAGTTCATGCCGCAAGGTACATTTCTCGGTTTTCTCTCTAAGTTCCTCGGGTTCATCTTTCCAATCAGGTGTGCTCTCTAAGTCCAAAAGGACGATCTTTTTGTCAGCGTCAGAACAATAGCCCCCGTAGTGCATTTTATCCATGAACTCGTCTTCTCCGACACGAACTCGGTAGATAGAATACTTGGTACCGAGGATATTTACTTTTCGATATAATTTCATTATGACCTCCAAAATAAAAACGGACTACCCCTTTCGGAGTAGCCCGTAATGGCTGTTACCCTTATCCCAATAAGGGCCTTATACACTTTTTGCAACCAGCTCGGCATATTCCCGGCTGTTCTTTTTAACTGTCTTCTCAATCAACCTTCCATTGCTGTAAAGAACCTGGAAAAGAACCGTAGCGGAGAAAACATTTCGGGTCTGAGTTTTATTCTGCTTTACTCCACTCATACCGGCGGCAAACACTCCGGGAGTACCCATAAGCATACCGCCAACGGCGGCTCTACCAAGAGAGAAGTTTTTACCCCGGCTAACTGACTCCTGAGCAATCCCGTCATCACACGCCACCGCCTTAACAATAGACGGTTTCCCTGTCCGCAATGGAAACTCTGGGTAGACTGATTTGAAATCTTCAATCATATCCGACCACTCTTTATCAGCCAAATCCCAAATTGTTTCGGTCTTGTTTCCCATGCTGGCAAGAGCACCGGTCAAAGTAGCATTATCGGAACTAACAATGATCTCAGTTTGACCCTCTTGCTCTTTGAAGAAAAACAGGAAAGGGAGGGAGCCTTTACCCATACGGAATTTCGTTTTGACCTCAATGCTTTCCCCGGGGCAATCCTGCTTTATGGTACAACTCTTTTCGCAAACTGACTTCACAAGAGAGTGGGCTTCTCCTGCCGTCATTGGTAATGAAAACTGATAGTAAGCCATATTACCCCGCCTTTCTTACTCTTGAACCAAAATAGGTTCGTGAACGCCCTTGACCCAGTTCATATCCCCGTATTTATACATACCCTCGTACAGAGGACGATTGTTCAAAATACTCTTGATGGTGGACACTTGGAACCGCTTACCGGAACGAGTTTTATATCCTGCCTTTTCCAAAAGATCGGTAATTCCGAGCATGGATGTTCCGTCCTCATGCTTGTCGAAAATGAACCGTACAATCTCAGCTTCCGGCTCGTCAATGGTGAGAACACCATCAACCACCTTGTAACCGTAGGGTCTGCGACCACCGCTATATCCACCGCAAGCAGCTTTGATACTGCGGCCCTTTCCAGTACGGAGAGCAATGTTTTTACGCTCCTGCTCTGCCACGAATTGAAGAAGCGCACGATAAACATTGGCAAACTCGCTTCCTTCGTTGAACTCTTCCAGAGTGCTAAGGAGCTTGATGTTCTTCTTTTCCAGAACAAAGAGGTAATAGAAGTACAGCTTGGTATCACGGGCCAGGCGGTCATTCTTGAACACGATCACGGCTTCATACGGGGGATTGTTCACATCGTCACCGTATAGGATTTCATTCAGGGCAGGACGGTCTTCTTTGGTGCCGCTAATCTCGTCAATCTTCCAATCAACAATGTTATAATCATGCTCATTGGCATAAAGAAGGATAGCTTGCTTCTGAACCTCAATGCCGTATTTATTATCATCTGCTTGTTTCTCGGTGGAAACACGAACATAACCGATAGCGTTCTTAAATGTTTTCATCGTAATCACCTCTTGCATATAAGATAACATAGGTATATGTAAATGTCAATATGTAAATGCAAATAAGCCTTTTTATTTTTTGCGGTATTTTCGGCACTCACCCCGCCTGTGCCGCTATGCCTATATCCCCCGCCCCCCCCCCTGTACCGGAAAGAATACCAGATCAAGCCGGGAACCCGGACAGCTGCACCGCTTGGACAACCAGCACCAGGGCACAAAAGAACCGCCCCGGATACCGGGACGGCTCAAGTTATTTATTCTTTTTCATGCAATCATAGAGCACCAGGACGGGAAAGAATAGAATAGTTAGAATGATATACACTGTTACACCGCCTTGTAAATAGGGCTTCTGGTGTACCCGTCAACCGCATATATTACCAGATCAACGGGAGTGCAACCGGCTATATCTGCAAGCTCTTTTCTAATATCGTCTTCTAATACCGATACCGTATAGCAGGAATAACCGTTTATATCTTCCGGGCCTTCCGGCTCGTATGGTTCATCGTGAATAATCCACTCTGAACCCTCATTAAAATATTGAACCTCAAACGCTGCAAGGGCTTCCCGGTTCCACTCATTCACTGGATAAAATACTTCTTGCCACTCACCTTGACAACAACCCCGGATAATAGCCCATTCCCACGGGGAACCGCTCACCAGAGAAAGAACCTTGCATATAATATTATTCTCTTCCAGGCTTCCGGCTTCCATGTAGGCCTTTACAAGCCCTTTCAAGGCGTGTATATCCCTGGTGCTATACTTACCCTTTTCAGGGGGTAAAAGATCATTTACGGCTTCCGTAGCGTTCTTGTAATAGCCACCTGTTTTTATATCGTCCAGGGCTTCCGTTAACTCTCCGCTGTCCAGAGTATCACGCACACGATCAAACAACGGCGTTGTGTGTGAGTTATAATCACGGTTACCGGTAACAACGATATTATCCGGGAAGCACTCGAAAAGGAAAAGCGGGCTTTCCTGATACTCTGGTTCAATCTGTCTAACATATACTTTACTCATGATTATACCCCCCATTCTAATACACTCGTCCAACGGCACCCGGTACCCGTGAACCCGGAAAAATGCGCTATCTTTACCGTTTGCGGGATAGTAGATTTTACAGCGGTGGTACTGTTTACCGCCACCCCACGCCCCGGAAACGCAATAAATATAATCGTCAATACCATACTCGATACCTTTAATTTCAAGCCCATTCAAGCCGCTATAATAGGCCACGCTTTCCCGGCTTTCGCAATATTCCCGCTTATTCACTTTTTAACACCGCCTTTACATATTCCCGCACAAGATCTTTCATTTTATCCCGCTGCACTTCCCACGAAAGGGAATAATCATATCTAATTTTTTCGGCCTTTTCTTCCCATTCCCGGTTAAACTCATAACCCGGTACAATGTTACCGAAAGGGGCATACCCTGTTACAATAGCAACCCCGCCGCCTATATCGTAAATATCAGCGGCCCACCCTTCCCGGCGTACCGTATAGGCTACCGGGCTTTCATACGCCAACAGTGTTTGCAATCTACAATAGGAAACTTTGATAATAAAAGAATATCCTTCTTTGATAGCCCGCTGCGTTGTCTTGTATTTCATATTTATACCGCCTTTCCTACCGTCAACCCGTCCCACCAGGCTTTACCGCCGCCGTCAATCCCGAAAAAGGAAAGAAAGCTATTGATATGCCGCATAGTGGTTACACTGTACCCGTCCCACAACCGGACGAACAGCCCGCCGGTTGTGATCTTGCAAACTTCCGTGCTATACGATTGCGGCACCTTTTCCCCGTTATCCTTTTCAATGATACGGGCTTTCCCGTAAAAGGACTTTTCCCGGCCTACCATAACCGGAAGATCATACATTCTCATAAGTAACCGCCCTTTCTCGATTGCATTTACATTTACTGCGTTTCTGTAAATACAAGATACCACGCTTGCATTTACTTGTCAATAGTAAATATAAAAATAAATCAAGATTATATGCAAGCCGCCCCGTCTATACATTATATAGGCAAGAAAAAAAGCACCAGGGCACCGACTGCACCAGATCAACAACCAGGCCGGGAACCAGGAACCCACCGCCGGAGCGGGAACCGCCTGGACGATTTCAGCCACCAGGGGAAAGAGAACCGCCGAACCTCATACGGAAGCTCGGCGGCATAGTCGATAGTCGCAAAGTCGAAAACAAAAGTCGCTGGCCTTCGAGCGGGAAAGTCGCTGGGCATAGTCGATAGTCGCTGGTCATAGTCGGAAAGTCGAAAGTCACTCACTCGTCCCCGTCATAGTCGGCGGCAGTCGCTTCAAGATACTTCTGTTGCAGAGTTTCCGGCTGCACCTGATCTCCTAGAGGATTGTTGGGGGTCAAAACCATTTCCTGCTTATCCTGATAGCCCATGTTGTTCTTCATCAAGAAAATACCGGCAACCGGATTGATCTTGCCGTTCTGCATATAATTTTCCATCTGAGCGTTCAAAAGTTGATACGCTTTTTTTATCAGATTGCGACTTTCGGTTGGAATATAGGCACTTTCTACACCATTTGCCCACTTCCATAAAGTCGCTCGGTCAATACCAAACGCTAACGCCATTCCTGCTACACTGGGCTTCATATCATCCTCAGCACAAATCGTAAAATAATTAGCAATCCGCTCAGACACATCCTCCGGCTTGGTCATATCCACAGAGGGCCAATCCCACATCTTCATATCGTGCATGATATACTTCCGATTATCTCCCGGTTCAAGCTGCACGGTCTTGTCAGGACGCTTGTTCCCGCCAGTTCCCTTCGGTCTACCACGGCCCCGCTTCGGAGCTAATTCTTCACTCATAATAATCTCCTTTCAGGTGAGTTTAGGTGACCCATTTCTGAAAAATGGCACAAATACTCCTTATAGACAGCTCTATAAGGGGATTTGTAGTAAAAACGGAAAATGGGTCACCTAACCACTCAAAAATATAGTTTTCAATCTTCTCGTGCATAGTGAAATGAAAAAGACTTTTCGTTTAATCACTCACTTTTATCACCTTTATCACCAAACGGCTCACGAGCACACGACACGATCTATTCCAGCGTTCTTAATCTTCCTTCGGCACATCAAACAGGGTTCTGCATGAATTTCTTTCCCATTCTCAAATCCAGCCAAGTACAAAATTGCACCCTTCGCTTCTCGTCCAGCCTGGGTGATTGCGTTGTCCTCTGCGTGTAGAGCCACACACAGTTCATATCTCTCCCCGTGAGGTATATCCATCTGCTCACGGACACACACGCCTGTGTCGCAACAGTTTGGCTCCCCTGCAGCAGAGCCGTTATAGCCAGTAGAAATGATACGATCATTCTTGACAATGACCGCTCCATATTGCCGCCGAAGACAGGTAGAACGAAGAGCCACAGTTTTTGCGATAGAGAGGTAATATTCACTCTTGCTAATTCTTTGCATATCACTCACCATACGCTTTCCTGACAAATTCGTTCAGTAAAATGCTCACGGTGAGCTTACCAATTCGGTTCACATAGGGGCAACAAAAGCGGTTCGGGTGAGGAACGCTGTTGCCAAGATCAATAGCCAAATTACGGGTGTTGTAGGAAATGTCTTGGGTTATAGTCGGCGTTGCATAAATGACCACATCACGGTTCAGAGTTGCGTTCAAAAGACTTTTGGTTTTGGAATGAGCCACGGTTACAGTCGCATGATTGTCAATCAATACCTGAGCCAAACCCTTTACCGAATGACCTCGACCTATGATGGTAATATCCTTGCCGCATACCATGTCGGTAGATAGTAGCAAGAATATAGCCTTGCTTACACTCGACATACCCTCAGAAAAAGAGTGGTCAATGTCCGCATTGGGAGAAATCCGTATACCGAGAGAACAGGTTTCGGTATCGACCACGGCTCCCGCATAAGGTGGAGTGAAATTAAGGGTGTGCTCATATTGGATACCGAGAATGTCAGCTTTTTTCTTGATGGATTTCAGGAACACGCTTTCCTGAGAACCAAAGAGCAAAAGTTTGCCAGAAACAGGGAGTAAGCGGCTGGTATCGTTGTCGATCTCTCTGGTGAGGGTGTCAATAACCTCGTTGTAGTTCATGCTTCAAATTACCCTCCTTATTCCAAATCCATCTTCGCCCCGCAGTTGGGGCAGTAATTCATTTCTGCCGTCCCTTGCTCCATCACAAGGTCAGCATTACACAGGCTACAAGCCATTGCAATTCCACGGTTCTTCCAACAACCATGCCGCATTGGAGTAACATCGGCAGGTTGGTGTTCTTTTGGCACTTCCCGGTTGATATATTCGCCCATAATGTCACCCCTTCAACTGAATGTCCCGATAGGCTGGGTAGCCCTGATAGGTGATCTTGCCGCTGTGCCATTCTGGGTGTGTCAGCATATCAGCGTTGAACCGCTTTGCGCTGCACACGAAATACCCATTGGACTTGCACCAAATCTTATAAGAGTCATACAGGCTCTTGGCTCTGGTGGTAGCCCCATCGACCTGTTCACATTTCTCTTCCAAGAACTGTAAGACAAGATCGTTGTCACGCTCATACTGCTTGATGACCTTCCTCATTTCTGGGGACATTTTCAATCCGAACCGCTTGTACTTGAAATACCCAGCAACCAGCCAAGCAAAGATACCCTGCATAGCTTCTTGGGTCTGGAACTCATTTTTCAGGTTTTTATCCTGCTCTTCTTCCGTGAAATGCCGGTTGAACTCAATCACCCGAACACGGTCAGAAGCGAACAGGGACTTATCGTTGACCGAGGGAAGGTCATTACAGGAGAGCCAAAGAGTGAACTGAGGAAGAAAAGTTGTGGCTGCTTCGTAGAGGTTACGAGCTTTGATTTCCTCACCGCCGGTGAGCTGCTTAATGGTTTCCTCGTCCAACTTGCCGTACTGGTTGCTCTCAGCCATCGTGACAAACCGTTTTCCTTTCAGAGAAGCAAGCATGGGGTTTGCGGCTTCTGCGTTTTTACTACGCTCAGATTTGCAGATGATGGATACTGGGGAAACGGAAGCGTAGTCACCGAGAAGGTGATGAATGGCACTCAACATGGTAGACTTACCGTTGCGAGTGGTCTTCCCGTGAAGAATGAACATACATTCCTCATTCGCCATGCCCAGCATAGAGTAGCCCAGGGCCTTTTGAAGATACTCAGCCTTGTCTTTGTCATTACAGGTGACCTCGGAAATGAACTTCTCCCACCTCTTACACTTTGCGTCCTGCAAGGTGTATTTGAAATTGGTCTGCATGGTGAGAAAGTCCTTCCAGTTATGCTCCCGGAACTCCATCTTTTCGAGATCATAAGTACCATTCTGGCAGTTAATAAGATAGGGGTTTGCGTCAAATTCCTGAGCGGTAATGGGCATAACACTGGCTGCGTCCTTCATCAGACGATCTCTAAACCGGCGGTCACCCATCTTGACGATGAATTTCATATACTCTCTGCGGCGGTCTTCGTTACCAATCTCACCGCAGTAAAGAGCCATCAGGCGGCAGAACTCCTTGATCTTCTCAGCTACCAGCAGAGAGCCAATATCCTTACGCCATGCTCCCTCTGAGTAGGTGAACCAGCTTTTCGCTTCCGGGCAATAGCGGGTGTCATTCTGGTAACATTCCGAAAATAGCTCTGCCATGCCGGACTCGTCCCAAGAATACCCTGTACCGCTGGCCTGGTGGCTGCGTTCCGGCTGGGCTTCTTTAATGTAAAACATTTTCCTGGACTGTTCCTCGTCCATGATATATCGACCATTGGAAAGCTGAAAAAGCTCCTGATCTTCGGTGGTGGTCAACATTTCATCTGCCATTTCGTGAAATCCTCCTTACTGCTTTTGCGAGGGCGAGAACAGAACAAGCCCGAGCGTCTTCATCCCACCATGCACATTTTTCTTCTCTACACCAGCAAGACTCGGTGGTGTCGAACTGGTCAGAAATCAAAAACAGCGGGCAAAGCAACTTCTCATTCTCCATCGTTTACGCCCCCCCCCTCCTCGTAGAAAAAGGCATTTTTCAGAGCATTGTCCACATGGGTCATGATCTCAGCCGGAAGCGTACACAGATACTTCCAGTCATCGGTTACATCGACAACTCGTACCTGTTCACACTCAGCCATGCTCGGTGCCAGGTTGTCCCAGGTAACAGCAATGTGAGTTGGGAGATCAAGTCGCTTAAATTTTGTGGTGAGGGGTACTACAATGCTGGTAGGGGAGAAACGATTTCCCATGTTATTCTGAACAATAATCCAAGGACGCTTGCCAGCCTGAACATGACTGGAAACAGGAATGGGAATGTCAATAATGACTACATCTCCACGCTGATAAGGTTTCATATCTTTACCTCCAATATCTGAAACGATCAAAGGTATCCATAAGGTTCCTTTTGTTTTTCTTGATAAGCTCTTTTTCTTCCTCGAAAAGCCTACGCTCTTCTTGGTATTTCTCGCATTTACTGTGACAATTTTCACACCTGTCTTCACAATCTCGGCAACAACTGATTTTGTGCTTCATCGGCGGTACCTCGTCACGCTATTCACTATCGACTCAACCTCAGATCGGTCAAGAGGGGGCTTACACGCTACACTGTTCGCATATAACAGCTCTTTGTAAATGTCGGCCTTGGTATATCCTTGGTTGTGCATTTGACCGGCAAGAGAAGTTAAGCTGAGGTTTCTACTTCCGGGAGCAATGACAGGATATTGAGGTTTTAAGACAACCTTTCCTTTTTCCGGTTTCGGGTAAACAGGAGAGTAAATGCGCTGGGGAGCCTGATTGATACAACCCTCTTTGAGTGTGTCAGGGAAATACTTCTCCAAAATGTAATCAATCGCTTCCTGATTTTCGATAATCTGGGTATAAATCAGGACATTTCCGGTCATAATAAAGAACCGGCTGCTTTGGTATATCTCTACACCCTGACGGTTATTTCTGCCCTTAAATGGAAGAGAACCTTTGACTAAGATGTGAACCCCTCTACCACTACGGCTTTTTTCAGTGTAGGATTGACATTTTCCGATAATGTCAGCGGCAAGCGGGGAGAGAAAACAATCCTCAAATCCAGCGTCAATGTCAATCCCAACCAAACCGGTATCGTGGAATACATAGCCAAGGCCATCGTAGTAGCCATGCTGGACATTGTGTTCTGCGTCAATATAATTCGACCAGGTTTCAGGGAGAACAGAGGAAGCGGCTTTACGAACCGTAGACTGCATGGGGATTTTAGAATTGTTCCAGACATTGACCCAGGCTCGTTCCGCTCTCAGCTCTTCCGGGATATTTTCATAACTCATGACCACACCTCAGCTTTCGTAAGGACTGGTTAGACTCCAATCCCATCTATCACCACCACGGTAGGCATTGCGAAAATGGTTTCTTTTCCCATCACCGGAAAACCATAGATAATCCGAAGGTAAAACTCGCCCTACATCGACCTCGCCTTTCTTTTCAGAAAACCACCGAGTAAGTACATCTTCACACAGGGTTTTAATTTCATCATCAATCGGGTTATCTATATCATATCCAACAAATTGATATGGAGCCGTTACCACTTCAACGATTGACCCATATCCCTGATCTACCCGGTTTAACGCACACCAAATACAAGCCGCTTTTTCAGTGTCGGATGGTACCCCTCTTGCTTCTCCCCAAAGCATTTTAGCCAGTACAGTAATCTCTTCCTCGCTCCACGGTTGAGAGAGGGGGGGGTCCTCTACCGGCTGCGTTACCGTAGGCTCAGTGTCATCGGAAACGGGAACCTCTTCAACCGTAGGAGCATGGGAAGGAATACTTATTGCTAAGAGGATAAGCAGAAGAATAACCGCAATTAGGTTTCGCATGATTTCTTTCTGCCGGAAGTTCCAGCGAAGAAATACTTGTTGTCTACGCAGACAGGATAACCCGGAAAGCGGTTACTGGCTCTTTTCACACCGGCAGCGTAAATCTGCCGAGCCGCTTCCACAGGCATTTTTCCAGATACATGGTCGGCACCAGCCACCATGATATAGGGGACTTTGCCGTCCTCAACCTTAAAATTCATGGTTTAACTCCCTTTCTCTGTTCCATGCTTCTACATCGACACCGCTTCGTTTCAACATTTCCATGCAAAGCCATTCCGGTGCGTCCGGCATTTCATAGTGCTCAATCAGCTCCAAGAGAGCCGGAGCAAAGCCGTCATAGAAGCGTTTCAGTCGTTTCGGCCCAAAGCCGAGCTGACTTTTTAGCTGGTAAAGAACAAGAGCGTCAATCTCATTCATGTGCTTACGGTCAGACTCAGCAATTTGCCTGTTAATCTCGATCTTCATAGCTTTCTTTTCAGCGGCAGTCAGATCAGCACCAAACACTTTGCCGCCAGCTTTTTTAACGATCATGTCACACCTCAATGTCCTCGAAAAACACTGGGTATTTCATCTTCAATACCCCAAGAAGCTGACGAGCAAGAACCCTCATATCAGGGTGAGCCGCCTGAGCGCAACGCAGTTTCAGGAAATGCCGCCATTCTCTGAGATCAGCCGTCATGACCACCTCGGTTTTCAAACTGTTCGGCAAAACCGAACGGGCTTCTTGGGGAGAACAACCGATAGTCATAAGATCGAAATAAGCAAGTTCTGCTCTCAGACAAGCCTTTTTCCAAACATCATAGGCGGGGTCACCTTCGCTACACCAAGAGGGTTCAATCACAGTAATTTCACCACCGAACCCATCTTTGGAATAATTGCAGTAGCGAGTAGACTCTTGGCAGTAGGCGGCAAGTCGGTGACGAACGATTTCATGGGAAACACCCCGGTCACAGGTGAAACGGACGGTAATGGAGCCATGTTCAATGACCGCTTCGTGACCCCGTTTCAGGATATTGCGGACGAACTTTTCTGCGCTGCCGTCTGTGATCTTATCTTCGGACTTGTAACAGGTGCGTCCGGCGGTTTCAACCGTTGAACGGAGAGACGCATAGCTGGGAGGATTGATAAGCTCCACAGAAGACTTGATAATTTTCATGGGATACTCCTTTCAGATACCGGCAACATGACTTGCCAGCATATCGGCGTGGTGTGTCCAAAGGACATTCGGATAGGCTTTGACCGCCCTGGTGTAATCGTTCCACTCGGCTTTATCCGTGAAAGCACCCATGTGATAACGGATACACATGATTTCTTCTTCGCTGAGATGGTAAAATTGAGAAAGTAACATGACGGATTTATCCCCGTGCCCTTTTAGAAGGGTATCCGGTACATACTCCCAAGAGGTAGTGTCCTCGATAGGACTACCATTCATAGAAATATCAGTACGAATAGGATGACGATATTGGTCAATCTTGCAGAGATCATGGAACATACCCACAATATAAGGGGAACCACGATTTTTCCATTTTAGGTGATTATCTTCTGTGAGCTGAACAAGGAACTTTGCAACTGCGAAGGAATGTTGATATAAGCCACCTTCGTGATTTCCGTGAAACTTAGTAGACGCAGGAGCGGTGAAAAAGCCGTTTGATACAAGATAATCCACCATAAGCGAGGGAACAACAGGGGTTCCGTCAGGCAGCTTCATGAAGTTCAGAAAATCAGTCACTTCGGACTTATAGAAACAATCAGGCATTTTCGTATTCCTCCCGATGAACGCTCCGGTCTGCGTCAAATCCTTCTGGATACCGCCTGCGGAGTTTATCAACATTAGCGGAAAAGATTTCATCCAGGTTCTTACCGATTGCGGAAGCGGTAATTGCCAGATACCAGGCTAAATCGCCAAGTTCCTCAGCAATATGGTCAACATCTAACTCGTGACCTTGGAACTGGGCCTTTTTCACAATGTCGATTACCTCGCCAGCTTCACCGCACAGACCCATTACCCCGTTGCTCAACCGCTCGTGGAAAGTGAAGTAATCCATGTTCGCCGTTCTCAGAGCGGCTTTCTGATACTCATTTCCGGTCATCCTCTGCTACCTCCATTTCCAGAATTGTCATAATGGCATAATTGGCGAGATCAATCAGGGTGTCCCGGATAGACTCGTCATTGACCTTCTGCTCACAACCACGGGAGAGGGTCTTGAACCGGCTGAATTTATCACCGAGCCTGATACGGGCCATAGCCATTCCCTCTTCAACAAAGGTCTGGTGGAAGCTATCTCCGTAATCATGGTTTTTCCGTTCATAGAGCTTATTGATTTCCTCGCATATACGAGCGTGACGCTCGACCTTGGAAACTGTGTGAATAGTTACCTCTGCCATGTATCCTAACCTCCTATTTATAATTATTTTGAATAGCCATTGGAGAGGGAGAGCGTATAATTTGCCCTCCCTCTCGTCAGGTTTAACCAAGAAGAGCTGCCAAATCCATAGAGGGCTTCGTAGCGGCCTGTGTGGTGGCCTTGGGAACCGCAGGAGCGGTTTTCTTGGCGGGGGAGGATACAGGTGCTTCCCCCTCGTCCCAGCCGTCAGAGGGGCGTTTATCAGCCAGCCGAGCGAAAGTGACGGTCTTTCCGGGCTTGTTCTTGTTCTCCTGGGTTTCATGCTCCACATCACACTCAATGAAGTGACCCAGCAGATCGGTGTGGTCAATCTCGGTAACCTCGAAATCGCCCAGGGCGGTCTTTGCGAAATAGGAGAAAGCGTTCAGGGCACCTTCATTGGGAGAGCCATCGGTTTTCAGAAGAGAGAACCGCTCAATGTGCTTGGAGCCGCCTTTGGTCTGCATGGTGACCTCCATCTTGCCGAACTCTTCCTTGTAGTTCACATTGGTGATCTTGAAGACATGGGTACCTTCTGGAATGAGGGTAAAGCCCTCGGTAAGTCCAATTTTAGCCATTTTTGTTTTCCTCCTTCATGGTGTAGAAATTAAGCTGCTCTTCATAATTGCAAGGGAAGATGATACCAACCAACTGGTCATCATCGTCAGGAAACTCAGGATACCTCTTGACCAGCAGAGCCTTAACCTCGGTAGTTTCCTCTTCAATGTCATAGGTATAGAGAATTTCGCAGAAGTCATATTTCTCAATCAGTGACCAATCATCGTTACTGATCGGAATTTTCATACTGCCGTCCTTTGTGGCGAAAATTCTTACACAATCCTTAATACCGCCATCAGGAACCGGCATGACAGCCTTGACCAGCTCGGCATACTCAGTATGACCAATCTGCTCAACCATCTGCTCAATAGTGTTAGGCATGGGCTGAATAGCGGCAGCGGTCACACTTCTTACGCCAACCGGAATAAGCATGAATACGGAAGGGGAAGCAAGCCAGCGGTCTTTCAAAATTCCCTGTTCATAGATAACGCCACTGGTGGCGAGGGACTTGACAAACTTCTCAAATTTCATTTCTTTTCCTCCTTAATGATTTTTGGAGAAACACGGTAACTGTCTTCGATGGTGCTGTATTTCTCCAAAACGCCATCGGCTTTCATAGCGTCCTTGTTGATCTTCATGGTCGAAGTTCGGCTGACTTCCCAAGTGAAAGCCTTGCCGGGGATAGAAACCTTTTTATCCCCTCCCCGGAACTGAGCGATTGCGGCCTTTTTAATCATATCGGTCAGCAGCTTATACCGCTTCTCATCATCGGTAACTTCGGCGGCATGAGCGTCCAGCTTACTTTTCAACTCTTCCGCTTCTTTTACCAAAGCCGCCAGATCGGTTTCCGGGGTTAAATTGTTGGTACGGAGCACTTTCAGGATTTCAGCGTCCTTCCGCTCGTCATAAACGGGGGACAGACCGGTTTCCACATGGTCTTTCCACCATTTCAAAGCCGGTTTCACATACTTCTTCTCGAAGTCAGGGTACCGTTCAGATACTTTGAAGGGGCGAGTAATCGTATTGCTGGCCTTACACTCATAAACGGAAGGGTCATCGTAATCCTTATCGTCCAAGAAGGAGGCAACCATGATTACATCGTTCACACCGAGAAGGTACGCATAAAGGGCAGCTTGGAGGGCATAATATTCGGGAATGTCATCGGCCCAATCCTCAACACGCTTAGAGGTCTTCATTTCAAGAACCGTGGTGGGTTTACCGTTCTTGTCGTACAGAAGGTAGTCCCACATACCACCAAGGACTTCCCATTCAGGAAAGAAATCTCCCCAGGTACGCTTGAAGTAGTCTTTGCCCCAAATGTCGGTAGGGGTAACTATGTTGGTCATGAAGTAGGACTTCTTCATATATTCAGCCTGTTTCGGCTCAATGGTCTTACCGGCAACGGTGTAAATCGTGTCCTCGAAAGGCTTCTGATAGGTGCGGGTTACCTCACACCACACCTCGAAGGGAGTAGACCAAGGGTTCAGACCAAGGATGGTAGCAAACCGGGTAGCGGTAAGCTTCTTAGGCTTCTTGGGCGGGACGATCTGAATACGATTGTCAATCCATTCCACGATTAACCCTCCTGACTTTCATACCCGGTCAACATATCGTTGACCCCATTGATAAGCTGTTCACAGACATTCTTGCTCAGGTTCGTGAAACCCTCGGTCTTGACGGCCACGGATTGAACAAAGGACTCCTGCTCAGGGTCAATCTCCATGAGATTTTTCAGAGCGGTCTTCAATGCGGTGATCTGCAACTCGTCAGCCGGAGCGTCAGGGTTGGTCAGCTCTTCCTTGATCTCCTTACGCTGAGCGGCAGTAGCCGGGGCCTTACGGGTCTTGGGAGCCGGGGGAGGAGTGGGAGCGTCATCGTTGGAGCCGGGGAGAGCGTCAATGATATCGGACTCGATAATGTCAAGAATAAGCTGCCACAGATAACGCCGCATATAGGTAATGGAACTACCCAGGGCTTGCATTTCATTGGTGACGGCCTTGCCGCTGTTGGAGATAATCGGAGCAATCTGAGTGAAAGGTGCTTCAAAGACCACCGGTTCTTCATCACGGTCATCACAGTTATAGACCCGTGCCGTGGCATACTCTTTGCCAAAAGTGGGAACCATCAGTAGACCCACTTCACCGAAAATGTTCTCGGCAATGGGAACAATGTCTGCCAGTTCAAAATACTTAAATTCGAGTGAGATGTTTTTGCCAGACTTCTTGACACCGGCATTCAGGAACTTGACACGAGCGATCTGCAACTTCCGCAGAGCGTTCATTTCGGAATAATTCACCTGGGTTTCTTCTTTCTTGGTTGCCATGTTGTTTTCCTCCTTAATAATTCTTTAATGGGATAATTTAAGATTTTTTCAAATAGCCATAGGAGAGTATTGCGATATAAATTACCCCCTATCTAATTGAACCAACACAAGGTTGTTTTCCCAGCATATCCCTTTTCCCAAATATACCAACCATACGCTACGGCACTTCCTCCACCGTCCATCATTTTCTGAAATTCACCGTTTTTAGCACAAAGCAGACGAGAACTCGACACATAAATAACCTTGGGAGGGGATTGTGTGAAAAGGTTTTTCCTTTTTTTACCTTCCATGAAAGTCAGTTTTAGAAACATTGCTACATGGTGACCATTGTTCACAAGGGACAAGGCTTTCTCTACGAACTGCTGTGCATATTTGTACGGAGGATTGGTGATAATATCTCCGGGAAAAGGGGTTTCGCATTTTAGAAAATCAACTCCGCTTTTACCGTAGCCACGGTCTATTAAATCGGTTGACTTTACTAAATATCCTCTCTTTTCAAGGACTTTGGATAAATGGCCCTCACCACAGGCACACTCCCACACATACGGAGAAAATTGAAACAAATCACATAGTAATTCCATAGCTTTTGGTTCAGTAGCGTAATAATCATAAAATTCACGCTCTTTCTCAGTATGATTGGAAGCACCAATAGTCTTGAATGTGGAATATCCATTTCCAACCCAATCTTTAACCATTTACACCTCCAATAATGCCAGTAGTTTTCGCTTCGTGGCATTTACCCTCCGAGTGTTTCTCTTGGGCGGTTTCAACCCAAGAAAATCCCGAACATATCGTTTTGCAAGCCGGATGTACCAATCTCGGTCAACTACCTCGATACCCAGGTGATTGTCGTTGTCCACTACACATTGCGAGGGTAGACCAGCAATCTTAACCGGATTACCTGTTGTCAAATGAATTTTGTAGAGAGTGCCGCACCGGTAATCCTTTGTGGCATAGACCCGGTTGACCTTCTGAACTATTTCCATCTGACCGTTTACCTCATATAGAGCGTCACCGTATTTACTCCCAGCCTTGGCTACCAACTGGAAATCCAGCAACCGGTCACACTCCATAATGGTCTGCTCAACAGGAATGTTGTAGGCCAGATAATCCTTGACGGCTTTCGCTACCACACAAGCATTGTTGTTAATGTTGAACGCACCGGCGGGAGCAATCCCACGAACCAGAACCCCACCTTTGATTTTGGGTTCCCCTTCAAACGGCAGCTCCACATAATTGTTTACATCCTTCTGACAGATCATCTTTATCAGGTCTTCTTCCAACTCAAACCCAGTTCGGCTTTCCCATTCCTGAGTGATCTCCTGATACTTTGGCACATCCGAGTTATCCAGGCTGACCATGATACCATCGGTGTTGAGCTGTATGATCTTCAAAGTAGGACATTCCATGACGAGGTGTTCTGCCATTTCAAGCAACTGCAACTGACCGGAGATACATACTGAGCGACCCATGAGAGGGTCATACAGGTCGTTGTAGCGGTTCAGCATAGCTCCGTAGGTGGTGTTCAGCACCAGCTTCAATGCGTTTGCGGTGGCCTTGTCCCCAGCCTTTTTCGCTTTAACACGCCGTTCAATGGTGGCGGCATAGGTTTCGGGGTTGGGGATATTTCGGCTGCAATAACCGTTCAAGGTCATCTGGTGCGGATAATAGCTGGCAACATCCTTGTTGCGGATGGAACGGGTTTCCGTAGCTTCTTCCCGGTAACACGGGATAGCCCCGTGGATACCGCCATAGGCAATCGTGCAAGGGCAATCCCCAACCGTGATTTCCAGCTTTTCCTTGAAGACAACCTCGTCCGGGATAGAGGGGTCATGCAGACGGTCGAAGAAGTAAAACACTTCGTCCGGGATATACTGTCTGAGCAATTTCGGAGGATACTGATATTCCCGTTCATCATAATGAGGTTTCGCTTCCGCACCCAGGAACGCAGCGGTCAGCTTGGCATTGGTCATATAGAGAGCCTTGGTATCTTCAAGACCCTTCTCACGGCCCAGAGTGAGCTTGTTAAACAGGTACCCTTGCCGCAGATCGTCCAGCTTATCCGTAGCGTCAACATCGTGGTCACAGTAGAACTCGACCTCTCGGCGTTCCTCTTCCGTCAGAGGACGGTCAATATCGAATGATACCGTGGTTTCACGAATATCCATGCCCAGGTGCGCTTCAATGGCTTTCAAGGATAGACCCATCTGGCAATCGTCCATGAGATCATATTGGGTGAAATACATTCCGCAGTCACGCAAGACCGGGTGTTCCCACCCCTCATGACCATCTACGATGATATAATCATTGACCGCCTTGACCTCTTCCGGGGAGAAATTACACAGAACCGCTTTCAAAATGAACTGGTCGTAGTGCTTGTTATTGAACCCGGCAAGGAGCGGTTGTCGTTTCATGAACTCTGCCAGAGCGTCATTGTCGTTCCAAATGCGGGTTCGCTCACCGGTCTTTTTGTTCTTGAAACAAAAGAGCCAATCAAAAGCAAAAACCTCGCAGTCAAAGATATAAATGTCATTCGTCAGAGGTATCACCTCCTAAAAGGTTTTCCAAATACCTCTCAGCAAGGACTTTCTGCACACCTTCCATGATGTAGAGCATACACGGAAAAGCCATGCCGTTTCCCCACATTTTGTACTCAGGTGCGTCTTTGTGAGGAACCAGAGAACACCAGTCTTTTTCAAATCCTTGAAGAGAAGCACATTCGGTTGGTGTGAGTTTTCTTGCCAGGTAGATAACCTCGCCGGTTTCAGTTTCCGTGGGAACGAATAGGGTTTGGTCATTATTACAAGCCAGCGTTGCGCTTTTATCTTCCTGTATCAAAACTCCCTTACCCCCCCTCACACCCACCACGAATTTTCATGGTATAGGGGATAGCAAGTAAGTTTCTCGGGGACTTAAAATCTCTCGCCATGATTGTGCTGGCTAACCCCCCCCATGCGGTACTTTCCGATTGCCTGACACTCGAAGAGTATTTCTTTATCACATGGACTGAGGATTAAAGGGACATTCCCCCCCCTGTGCCCATTCGTCCGGCAAGGGTTTGGACAATTCCGTCTTTGTTGAGAGTGACCCGGCAGTCTTGGGCGTGGTTTTCGACCGCATAAACACGATTGTGTTCAGGAGAGCTTGTTTCAGCAGCGGGTCTAAGGGTTTTCCCTTTTCTTCTGACCTTCTTAAAATCCCTCTGCAAGCCCTTTCGCCCAAAAAGTATTTCTCCGGCACATTGTCCTCCAAGATCGAAGACAAGGAACACACGCTTGCGTCTTTGGGGAACTCCCCAAAATTGAGCATCAAGTCCTCTCCAAGCGATAGAGAAATAATCTCCCAGGATACATCCGACACGGGGCCAGCGTTGCCGTCCTGATTTGTCTTCCGCAAATCGAGGAACGCTATCACTTCCTTCGCAGACTTGCCATAGGGTTTCGAGGACTGTTCTGAAATCTTCTCCCTGTGACGAGCTATAAGCTCCGTAAACATTTTCCCAAATTGCGATTTGAGGAAATCTCCCATTGGTGGCACACCTCATTTCCCGGATAACCCTGACCGCTTCGAGAAACAATGAAGATTGCTCACCCGCCAAGCCTTTGCGGTTACCGGCGATTGATAAATTCTGACAAGGTGAGCCGAAAGTGATAACATCGACAGGTTCAATCTCAGCCCCGTCCATCTTGGCAATGTCCCCAAGATGAACCATTCCGGGAAATCTGGATTTCGTAACTGCCATTGGGAATGGCTCAATTTCGCTGGCCCAGGCAGGAATAATCCCAACCGCAGAAGCAGAAAGAGGACAAGTCCCGCTACCATCGAACAAACTTCCTAGTTTCACTTCGTCACCTCCTATTCGATGAATTTACATCCACACTTACGGTAAGTGGTACACCGTTTCTTGTAGCTGCGGATAAGGTACTGGATACCATTGTCCACATAATCGTAGGCAATCGGCTCACCCTTGCCCTCAAAAGTACGGGCGATACGCCCTATACTCTGAGTAATCACAGCGTAATCCTTTTGCGGAGTTGTCAGATACAACCGGTCAAGCCTTGGTATATCCAACCCCTCTTTCGCCAGAGAGTAAGTTGCGAATAGGTACCGTTTCTTACCTTGCCGCATATCCTCAATAGCTTGCTCTCTCAGGGCCTTGGCCTTTTTCGAGGTCATTTTACCGTCCACCATGACGGCCTGTTCTCTCAAATCCTTTGGTAGATGGTTCATGAGATATTTCAAATGAGCCAACCTGTCAGAGAGAATGAGGTTGAAGTGGTTGCTGTTTTGAATGAGATCACCAACAATCAAACCGTTTCTGATAAAATCCTCGGCAAGATAATTGACCAGCTTGGCATAAATAATGGTTCCATCCGTATCCAAGAACTCTTTACTCAGACCAATTCTGGTAGGGCGTGGTAGGATACTCACTCTCATGATCTTCTCTTCCACAGCTTCTTCCGGTACCTGATAGGCAATCTTACCCAGCAGAGCATAGGTGGCAGCAATCATGCCGTCTGCCCTATGCACCGTGGCTGACAAGCCGTATTTGTGCCGAGCTGCCAGAGCGTTGAGGACTTTTGAAAACTGCGTGACAGCGGTGGGAGAACCCGCTACCCGGTGGCACTCGTCCACGATTATGCAGTCCCACACATCTCGGTATCGGTCGAGATTGAGATTGCACATGGTTTGTACCGTGGCAAAGGTTATGGCCTTTCCGATTTGAACCTTACCCTCCGTGATCGTCCCGGTCAGAGAAGCACTCATATACTGTTCCGCTCTGGCCTTACTCTGCAAAAGCAAATCACGGGTATGCGTCAACCACAAGGTTCTTCGACCGATCTCACAAGCCATTGCTATCCCTATCTGAGTCTTACCGCTACCAGCGGGGCTTTGCAGAATACCGTAGTAGGCGTTCAGCATAGCGTCTTTCGCCAGCTCTTGATAATCGTACAGAGGAACTTTGGCCTTGAAATCAATCTCTTTCGGCTCCGGCAAATCGTTGACCACATCACATTCCCCGTGAGAGAGAACGACCGTCAGGCACCCATAGGGGAGAACCAGGGTATTTCCATCCCATTCCATGAGATAGAGCTTTTGCGGAGTATTGCCCAGCCAAAAACCCATTCTGGCTTTTTTGGTGTACTCCGGGTTAGCGAGAACCAGATTGTTTTTGCACCACGCAAGCAGCCCAGGAGAGGGGTTTTCCACTCTGATCTGATTTCCGATGGTCACTCGCATTGCTGCACCCACTCTCCGAGAGGAACACCGAATTGCTTGATTTCCGACCAGTACAGAGAACTCCGGGTAATCATTGCTCGTTCTAACGCTGTCAGGGATAGAAGCCATACTTCACCGTTAGTCATTCTCAGCGCAAACCAGCCGTCACCGTTTCCGGTCATTCGCCACAGCGTCATTGCCGAATACTGATTTTCCTCAATGCGTCCCAACCGGAAAATGTCTTTCTCACAGACCTTACAGTCAATGGGATACGCCTTTCCATTTCTGGCGGCAATTACATCGAATGGCTGTCCCTGGGCGTTCTGTGCGAGGTTATGTGCCCAAAAGCCATACCCAGCAAGGCTCAAACATAGGTCTTTTTCAAATCCCGTACCAACCTTTCTATTGGTATTACCCAATGGTTTCACTTCCTTTCTCTCACCGCCCCTTCCGGGGCGGGATTTACGGGATATTGGATTAAACGCAGAAGCCGAAGGACACGCCACAAGTGTAACTGGCGTAGTAACGGTCAGCGCTGCCGTTCCTGTCGACAAGGCAAAAACTGGCGGTGCTGTCACGACGAGGAGAACGCTCCCACCGCCAATCCCGCTCACCGTTCTGCTTGCACTTGCCGTACTCGGTGTTCTCCTGGCGATACCAGTCATACCAATGACCCTCATTTCCACCAGAATAAATCTTACGACCAAAAATCTCCTGCTCAGAGAGAACAAAGATGTGATCGAGGGTCTTACCAAGGGAAGCGTTACTTGCACCGCTGGTACGGGTGAGCTTTACACAAGGTTTGATAACGGCTCTCAGGTCATCGGGAAGCATAGCCAAAATAGTGGTGTTCAGAAAAGAACGGAGCTTGGACTTCTCCCAACCGCCCTTGTTGGAACAACTGTCGTTCATAACCTGATCTTCGTTTAGGGTTTCCACGGACTCAAAAGAGATAGGAATTTTCTGGCCACTCTCGTCTTCGTCATGATTGAAGTCAATGATACGAACATTGATTTCAGAGCCGTCTTTCAGCGTGATCTTCTTGGTATCGCCCGGGACAAACACCCTCTCAGCCATGCCGGACTGAGCATACATGGATATTTCCTCCCAAGAACAATCATTCAGCCGCAGTTTGGGAATATCGGGCTGAACTGCTGCCATACGACCACAGGGGCAAACAGGGGTGTGCTGAGTGGAAGCAATGACTTGGTTCTGAAACGCAATGATATTTTCCATCTTCTCAAACTCTGCGCTGAGTTTCTTAATGATTTCGTTCATGAGAAATCTCCTTTCCAGGTTGACGGTTAAAACTCGTCTTCATCATAGGTATAAGAATAATCAAATCCACCGGCAAGCCATGTAAAAAGAGCGAAAGCGGCAAGGCTTAGGGCCATGTAGATAAATCCAGCCCCCAAGGTAACCATGTCCTGCTCAACGGCTCCGACAGAACCGAATAGGCAGATAAAAGACACAACCGCCAGGACACCAAAAACCTTCTTCATAGCGTTAATTCCTCCACTTCGCAGGCTTCCATTGGTACTTCTTTCCGTACCGCTGTTCATACCATTCCTCAAACTTCTTCCGGTTTTCTTCGTCCCGGAAATAAGCTCTTACTGACTGTGCCACCAGCAAACTTAACGCCCTTGCTTGGGGCTGAACTTCCGGCATAAAGATACTCATTTCACTCATTGATCGCACCGCCAATCTTTCGCTCATACCAGTCAAGGATACGGGTGGACTCTTCGACAATCTTGTTGGCAGCGGGGCCATTCCTTGCTCCGGCGAGAACCGCACTCAGGATGGGACTGTTGGTTTCAATCCCTCTCTTTCGGAGCATTTCAATCAACCAGACAGAAGACAGGTGATTGACGCTCAGGCGGTATCTAATCTTCTCACGCTCATTCACAAGACCTTCTCCTTTCATCAGAATTGATAACAAAATCTGTTGACAACGAGAGTGTCCAATGGTACAATTTTATTGCCAGATAAAATAGCCATTCGATACTAACCGCCGAAAAAATATAACTTTCGGTGGTAGGTTTCTTGTTGTCAAAATCTTTTGTTCACAACACAGAGTATATCGTACTTTTCTAAGACTGTCAATAGGAAATCGTATTTTTCTACGAATTATTTTGGAGGTGACTTTATGGATACCGGTTTTGTTGTAGATCGTATCTACGGATTATGCGTAGATAAGGGCTATAAAAAGAAACATCTTTGCGATTTATTAGGAGTTAGACCTTCATATTTTACTGATTGTAGGTCTAAAAATCTTAATATACCGGATGATGTTTTGAAATCCGCCGCTCGTATTCTTGGAACTTCTGTCGAATATCTTACCGGTGAAACAAACGACCCGGATTTTAGACTATCATCCATAGGTATGAAAACTATCCCCTACAACAACGAAGGTGCTCGTCCCGTTTACGGACACGCTTCTGCTGGATTGGGTGTATTAGCAGAACAAGAAATCTTAGGTTATGAAACAGTAAGCCCAGAATACGATAGGGAAGATTTTTTCTGGCTTCAAGTAGATGGGGATAGTATGTCACCCATCATCAGCGACCACGATTTAGTCTTGGTTGAAAAAGACGCACCTTTGGAAAGCAATACAATCATGGTAGTCATTGTCGATGACGATGACGGTTTTGTGAAAAAGGTTTATATTGACGAAGATACGATTACCCTCAGTTCTTACAATCCAGAATACAGACCTATGGTGTTTGGTGGTTCCGATATAGCAAGACTTAGATTTATTGGCAGAGTGGTTGAATTAAAGCGTAAATTTTAGGAGTGGTATCATGGAAGAAAAACTGTCTGATATTTTTTACGAATTTACCCACGAACCAGATAAAGAAAAGCGTCATGCTCTGATTAACAATCTTACCGAAGAACAGGCTAAACAAATTCTCATATTCATTGCGGATTTCAAATACAGACCGGATGTGTTTTAGAGATCGGAGCGAGAAGCATGAGTATTACAAAATTTCCTATCGACCTTTCGTGTTTGACCGAAGAAGAGCTATCTCAGTTTCGAGATGACCCCTCTACCCTCTACGATGGGGACGATGATATTGCCTTATATTTGAGATATAGCTCAACAGGCCAAAGTGACCAGTCTATTGAAGGTCAGCTTAGAGATTGCCGAGCTTTCTGTAAGGCAAACCATTACCGCATTGTCGCTATCTATGTAGACCGAGCACACACCGCCCGGAAGGACTTAGAAAAGCGAGTACATCTCATGGAGATGATCTCTGATAGCGCAAAACAACGCTGGTCTTATGTCGTGGTTTGGAAACTTGACCGGTTCGCCAGAAACCGTAACGACAGTGCTATCATGAAAATGCGGCTGAGGAAGAACGGAGTTAAAGTTCTATCCGCAACCGAAAACCTGACTGACAGCCCTGAGAGTATCATCTTGGAGTCCGTCTTAGAGGGTATGGCTGAGTTTTTCTCTGCTGAGCTTTCCCAAAAGGTAACTCGTGGTATGAGAGAGTCAGCCTTAAAATGCCGGAGTGTTGGTGGTCATATCCCTCTCGGATATAAGCTCGAAGATCACAAATTAGTGGTAGACCCTGATACTGCTCATATTGTCCAAGAAGCATTTCAGCTTTATGCCAATGGTGAAACCGTTGCTGACATTTGCCGTAAATTCAATTCTGCCGGTTATAAGACCGCAAAGAACTCTGAATTTAATCGAAACAGCTTCAAAGCCATGTTCCGCAATGAGAAGTATATCGGTATTTACACATACAAGGATATTCGGATTGAAGGTGGCGTTCCTGCAATCATAGATCGGGAACTCTTTGAAGCTGTTGGTAGACGGCTCTCTAAGAACGCAGAAGCTCCGGCAAGGGGTAAGGCTAAGGTAGACTACCTCTTGTCTGGAAAGCTCTTCTGCGGGCATTGTGGGGCTTCTATGAACGGTGAGAGTGGAGTAGGTCGTAAAGGTATTGTCTACCACTATTATTCCTGCTACACCAAGAAGCGTAGGCTTGGCTGCGAAAAGCGTCCTCTTCGGAAAGACTACATCGAGAGAATTGTTGCCGAAGACGCATACAATCTCTTGACCGATGAAGTTATTGACGAGATTGCTGATATGGCAATTCAGCAGAGCGACCAAGACCTGAAAGATAACACTCGTATTCCTCAGCTCACGGTTCAAAAAGAAGAGATCGAGCAAGGTATCAAGAATATCTCAGCAGCTATTGAAAAAGGCATTGCTTCCGAAACTCTCATGAACCGCCTAGTTGACTTGGAGCATGAGTTAAAGAAGGTCAACCGACAGCTCAAAGACGAAGAAAAATATGTCTATCGTATTGATCGTGACCAGATTGTGTTCTGGCTCAGTCAATTCAAATTCGGAAACATTGAGGACGAGGATTTCAGAAGACACCTCATTGATCTCCTGATTAACTCGGTTACTGTATGGGACGAGCCGGATGGATATAAAATAACTACGGCTTACAACCTGACTTCCTGTAAAACAAAAACCTACCGAGTAGACAACAACTCAGTAGGTTTGAAAGAGGAAGTGTTCGATTTTGGGGAGCGTTGCCGTACCATTGAACGCATATCCGAACCATACATCATTATGGGGACGATATTCGTCCAAACCAAAAGACACCCTTTACCATAACGGTAGAGGGTGTCTTTCTTCATTCTCCAATAAATCCATTGGCCTTAGCACACCGGAGCGCACCAAGTACCATTTAATCTCTCTGCAATTCCCTTTCACGCCGGGAGGTGTCATTTGATACTGGTTCTTCCAAAAGGGCCTTTTTGTCCCTTACCACTCTCCCAACATAATAGGAAATCACATCATCAATACTCACGCTTACCCCTGACTTTCATCGGAAGATTTGTCTTTGACCTTGATACCATAGAGCAAAGCAAGCTCCACCGTCCATGCGGCAAACCACCCCATTGTCAGCTCAGGGGCAATCGTGTGATCGAAGAAATTAGCCACCAGCACGACTACGGTGTACCAGGTAAGGTTGAACACCGCTAAAATCGTGAACAGGGTGCGCTTTTTTATTTTCTTCTTTTGCCCCGGTGCAACCCGCTTTCCGCTCATGGATACCAACCTCACTTTTTCAGGTAAGCCCCGGAACAGAAACCGGTGTAGGTGACCCGTTTATAGGTAAACTGGACATAAAGCCATTTCACCCCATCTACGATTGTATAATAACCGTAGTTACGCACTTTCGTTCCCTTGGGGATAGATACCAGTACCTTGTTTCCAACACCAGCAGCGTCCCTTATATTTAGAGAAGAAGCGGTTACTGTATAGGTACCGGCAACGGATTTGTTGAAGGACTTAGCCACACCTTTGGCCTTGATTTCTCCGGTTGTAGGAGGTTTGATCGGCTCAGGCTCGGGAGTAGAAGCCGTAACGGTATCATACTCCACATAGGGAATATGACCATGTTTCTTCCATCTACGAGCATTATAGTCGGACTTAGAACCCATGTTGGCAACAGCGGTAATCTGAACCTTGTTGGCCCATTTCGGAGTACATTCAACGGCAAGACCGTTTCCAATATATACACCGATGTGTCCATTAGTCCATACCACCTCACCGGGGTCGAGCTTGTCCCAACCGGAAGAAGAAGCGTCCTTGCACTTGGTAATCATGGTGTCTGCCCCAATGTCAGGAACGCCATTCACGGCATACTTAGCACCACCATAGGATTTATTCTGGTCACCTGTCCAGCCCCACAGAACGCCTTTGATAAGGTTCACACAGTCAAAGCCGAAGGTATCAGCCGTGGCAGCGTTAATCATTGCTGTTCTGGCGGGAGCCTTGTTGTAAGAGTGGTTCTTTGTGTACCTCTGCTTGTTGGTGGCAGTCATAGGAGCACCAAAGCACCCCATGACATACAGAGTTTTCTTGTTCTTAGCAATGTCAACAACCTTGCTGACAAGCTCACTTGCTTTCATCATGGCTTACTCCTTTTCCTCAGCATTGTCCATAAGCTGCTGAGTTTTCTGGGACTGAGTACCAAAATAAAACGCAATGATGACTGCGTAGATCGTCATAAAATCCTGGCTAATTTTCCCGATGACCGCCATATAAGCGAACACCAAGGTAAGAGTCAGAGTGACCAAACTCTTTACAGATAAGAGATTAGCCAAACGCTTTTTAATGATTTCCATATTGACCTCCTTACTGTTTAGGTGACCCATTTCTCAAATTCCGTACAAATCCTCTATATAGGGCGTTCTATAAGAGCATTTGTGGTAAAAATCGAAAATGGGTCACCTAAACTCACCTACTTTCCGTCAAGACGGCTTGTGAAAGTCCTCCAAGTCATCAATTCGATGATTGATGACCCTGATTTTTTCCTCAACAACCGGCATACGCCTTGCAAAATTGTTGTGTTCCCGAACCTCACGAGCCAACTCGTCCAGTTTCGTTTCCGTTACTGCCTGTGTCTTACTGTTTGCAATAATAACCCCCAAGAGGGTTAAACTGCCGGAAACAAGAGCCACAATGATAGCTTCCACCCCCGTTTCCTCCTTACACCAGACTGTTGATGATTTCGCCAACCACTGCTTTCAGGTTGAACAGGTTCGGAACCTGATCCAGCGTAAATACGCCACACAGAACCAGACTCACCCAGGTCTTTACCAGACCGCTATCCTTAGTGAACTTCATACTTACTCACCTCCTTTCAAGGTCTGAGCAACCATCTCTCGAAGATTACTCAAATTAGGAACTTGCTCGATTGTATAGGCACCCTGAGAAATCAGGTTTACCCATGTTTTGACCAGACCACTATCTTTATTGAACATCTTAACCCCTCCTTTAGACCGTAGGTGTCATCATACTCGCAATCAGAATAGACAGTTCTGCCAATGCGCTATCGGTTTGTAGCTGTTTGGCTTCCTGAGCTGCAACCTGTTCTTTCTGATATGCCGCTTCACTGATCTCTCCAAGAATGACCGTTTCCACACCATCAATGACGGGTTTGCCGGACACATGGTAAACAGTTCCGTCTACAACAAGGCCCTGGGCGGTATCCTCTCCCGTAAGCGCAAAACTACCGTTGTCCTGTTTCTTGACCCATACAGGAGTAGTAACCGTAGCCAATACGGTTTCATTAAGCATGATTTTATACATGAGCTTCCCAACCTTTCTTGTTCGGGTAGAAACCGAACAACGATTTGAAATAGAGGTTTGTACTGTGCATGACTTTGAAGCTATTTCCTCGTTTCATGTGTCCGTTGTAACTATCACAGGAACAGCGAATATCTTTTAGAGTCATGGTTCCTTCTTGCTTCTTTTTCTGAAAGCAACGAAGTTTACGGCGAATGATTTTCGTGGACTCCCGGTTCATCTTCAAAATAATTTTTCCGTTTGGGGTAACAATGAATTTCGTCTTCAACCACCTGAAATAATCTCGAAGTGAGATCACACGAGTTTTCTTTTCGTTCAAGACCAGACCGTATTTATCGCATATAACCCGCATACCATCAAGGCAAAGGTGTAAATAATCAATATCTGGACAGATAGCAAAACCATCATCCATATATCGTTCATACCCCTTAATACGGCAGACTTCTTTGAAATAGTGGTCAACTGGGTTGGGTAGCAGCAAGGCATTGGTTTGAGAAACCTGACTGCCAAGGCCAAGACCAACCTCTCCAAAATCCAGAATAAAGCTATTTGCAAGCTCTCTTAAGCGTGGGTCATGGAGCCGCCGGTCTGCTTCCCGAAACAGAGGTCTATGATCTGCACCGTCAAAGAAATTGTGAAAATCATAGAGTAAAACTCCACCTTCCAGGCCATACTTCCGGTAGTGTCGTTCCAAGTGGCAGACCATTCTCCGTAGGGCAAAATCCATACCCCTGTGTTTTAGACTTGCCGAATTGTCATAGATGAAACAAGCGGAGTAGATGGGGACAATGCAGTAATCACAAAGGCACTTCTGTACCGCTCGTTCTGTAATATGAACTGAACGAATATGCCGTTTCTTCCCTCGCTCCATAATGTCAAATTCATGGAAGCCCCGGTGTCGAAATGTCCCCTTGTTCAGTTCTCGTAGGGTTCGTGCGACAATAGGAATGATGTTCCCTATATATCGCTGTGTTGAATTTTTCCAGTAAACGCCCTTACAGCACTTTTTACCGGAAAGATAGAGGTGACGGAACGAAAAGACTTCTTCAAAATCACCACATTTTTGGCTACGCATAAGACGAGCTTCGTCCCGCTTGGCCTTGCGGCGTTGGTAGCGAAGTTCTCTCCGCTCTTGACTTGTCATAAAAAAGGTTCCCTCCGTACAGTATTATTGTTGGGTACGGGTTCTAACTGCGTGGTAGTACCAGCCATGAAATGTGATACCGTACCTTTCGCACCATGCAAGAAGCGTCCGGCTGACTACATCGAAGGGATGTTTTAGCCATAAGGCCGGGAACAAGCCCTCCCTCCGCAAAAGGTTCTGATTTCACCCAATGGGGTTACTACGACTGACCTATACGAAGTCGCAGAAGCCGAAGGACACGCCACAAGTGTTACTGGCGTAGTAACGGTCAGCGCTGCCGTTGCTGTCGACAAGGCAAAAATTGGTGGTGCTGTCACGATTAGGAGAACGCTCCCACCAGGCGTTCGCAGAACGACAAAGATTAACAGGACTTGACCCATATTTAAGAAACCTACTCCGGGAGATTTTTGAACCTCTCGTTGTCGGATTTCTTTACCTTGGAAATGAGCTGTGCTTCATCCGTGATATACTCTCCAAATTCCTGCATAGCATGGTCAATCCACGGGCATTTTTCAGGGTTAAGAAGAATAGTGTCATAGAGCAAGGTCAGCTTCGGACTGAGATTTTGGAGAGCAATGTTGGCGTTTGTCAGGTGATCTCTCCGCATTTGCGCTTCATGCCGATTTTTCGGATAGATGTTGTTCGCTGCTCTCACTTCCTCATGGACGATGGAACAAAGTTCAAAGATACGATTGGTCAAAAGCGGCCCGTACCTCTTGGGAGCTTTGGTGCATACTGAGAAAGCGTGAAGTTCTAACCGCCTTGCCGTTTCTACGAACTGCATTGAGCTTTCGCCACGTATGGTTTTGATGACAGACACTTACATTGCTCTCCTTTCTCTCACCGCCCCTTCCGGGGCGGGATTGGGATTGATGAAACCTGGGATTAAATGCAGAAGCCGAAGGACACGCCACAACTGTTGAAGGCGTTGTTAAAGTTGGCGTTGCCGCCGCTGTCGACACGGCAAAAATAGTTGGTGTTGTCACGATAAGGAGAACGCCCCCACCAGTAGTTCGCAGAACCATTGACCTTCTTAACAGTGGTGTTACCGGCAGCGTAATACTCATACTGCTTACCCTCACCGGCAAACGAATAGGTGGCGGCACCAAAAATCTCGATCTCGGACAACAGGAACAGCTTGTCGGAAGTAGTTTCCAGACCGGACTGATTGTTTCCGACCGAAGTAACCTTGTTGACATTCTTGATAACAGCTTTCAGATCAGCGTTTAGCTGGTTGAGATAGGTTCCCATGCGACTTCTCATAGCGGAACCACGCCAGCCGTTTACATTAGTGCTGGAACTGTTCATCTGAGCGGTTTCCTTCAAACAGTCAACCAACTGGAAGGTTACACCGGCTTTGCCGCCAGCCGCCAGAGTGTCATGATTGAACCCGATGATCTGAACCGGATAGCTCACACCGTTGACGGTAATATTCTTTCGATCACCAATGCTGAAATACTGATCGCATACGCCAAACTTGGACATGATAGAAATATCATTCCAAGAGGTTGCTTCCAGGGTATCACCGGCAACGAAGGGATACACCGTTACTATACCGATGACTTCCAGAGTGAAAACCTTGCTCTTCTGGCTACCGCCATATATAAAAGTGACAGTCCAATCACCCAGCTCCGTGGGATACAAAGTGGCATACCCGATGGATGTTGCCTTTCCGGTCAGCTTCTTGCCGCCTTTGGTCATGGTGACCGTGGTGCCATTATCAGCATAAACCCTCACCTCAGCCGGAGAACCCTTTTGGCTCAGGGCATAAAGAGCGTCATTTACTGTGGGGTCAGACTGGCTCAGTTCCAGAGCGGCCTTTGTGGTATCATCCAGAAGCGTGGACTTATTCTGTGGAGTACCAACCACAGTACAACCGGACGGGTTCAAACCAATGTCCATTGTGGCGGTACCAGCTACAAGCTGATTTCGCCACTCTTCAAAGGTCTGCGGCATAGTAGCCGGAGCCTTTACAGTTCGGGAGGTTCCATCTCCCTTGATAATTGTGTCTTTCATGCTTTCCTCCTTATTCACCGCTGTGATACAGGTTGGTGTAGTAAAACGCAGCAACGGTACGGTCGATCTTGGAATACAGCTCCGTTTCCACCTCAGTCAACCGCTTGTCAATGACATACAGCAGATATTCAATGTTGTTGGCTACCGTATAGGTCAGTTTATCTAAGGTGGTTGGAACCACCGGAGCGTCCGAAGGAAGAGTAAGCTGTTTACGGAGAGTGGAGAGATCGTTGAGGTACGCTCTCTCCTGTGCTTGTGTCGGGGTATCTCCCATAACCCAATTCGATTTTGCGGTAACCACAACGCTTGCGGGGTCGTAGGGAACCAGATAAATCGGGTCATCTGCAACTCCTTTCTCCGCTCGATACGCCTGTAACTGACCGGGGAGGGTGGTCATGCGGTTTGCGATATAGGCAACCGCCTGACCCACCCGGTTCATATCGCCGTAATTGTAGGCACCCTTCATGCCAGCCATATACTCGGCCTTTTCCTCAGCGGTAAGGGCGGTAAGCCCTCCCGTGAGGATTTTATTCTTCAAGGTAAACACCCTGTCCACATCGGCCTGTGTGCGGTCATAGACCAAAGTATCAATGATACTCATATCAATCCTTTCACCTTCATCTTTCCGCTCAGAGAGCCGTTGAATGTGATTTCGTCCACCAAGATCAATGCGTCCATTTCATCGGTGTAAAGGGTCTGCAAACCGATAATGTCACCCACTTCCAGCTCCGGGTTGCCCCGGTAATTGGCTTCATAGGTGTTCCGCATGGTCAGATAGCTCTTCACATGATTTGCCAGAGCCGCACACATCGTATCGTTGGTGATAAGGGGGTTTTCCTCCTTGTCGATCTCTCCCTCCAAAGCTACGGGGTAGGAAACGACCACCGAGTTTTCAGAGAGAGTTTTTCCGGTAATGGTTACGGTTTTAGTGCCGGAGGATAACACTAAATCCGCAGCCCTGGCATAGATGTTGGAAGAAACCAACGACCCGCCATTCACCGAAATTTGAACATTTTCAGCAAGACCAGAAAACTCAACATGAAGCTGGGTTTCGGTGGTCGTTCCCTCGAATAATTTTTGAGAGTCAGGGTCAGCAGTATAAGCATACCGGGCAACCGTAACTGCTTTGAGCTGGTCGATTTTCGAGATGGACTGGCTCTTTTCTCCAATAGAAGTGAAATCCAGAGTGAAGTCCGTTTCTCGGTAATAGAGCTTGCTCACTCTCGCTCTGCGGTATGGAAGATTACCGCTCATGGTCACCTCGATCTTAGTACAGTCAATCGCAAGATTACTGCTCACATAGACCTCCGGTGCGGTAACCTTTGCCGTCTGTGTATCCAGAAGGGTTGCTCCTCTGTAATAGCGCACACGGACAGAAGAAGGGTATTCGCTCAGGGGCATATCAAAGCGCATTGCCAGAACCGGTAGATCGTGAGAAACATCGAACTCTTTCACGAATACCGGAGCCGTGGTAAAGCTCCCGTTAGCCCCTGTCATTTCTTTGCTAATATACCCTCTACCAGACGGGTTCTCGTCAGGTACAATGACCTGTTCACCGCCATCCAGTGTCCAGCGGTTCAGCTCCAAGGTAGCGTAGGTGTTTCCAGCAGTATTTCCACGGTCAACCGTCTGCCACTCGCTGTACCATAAATGCCCATTGTCGCTCCAATTACCGCTGTAAATACCGGTCACTGTCACACCAAACGGTTTGATGTGGATGACATTATCATCATCAGTGAACAGCCTACACCGGCAAGCGTGAGCAATCAGTTGCAGACAATTCATGTGAGAGGTGATAGGCAGAGCCGCCGTTGTGAACAGTTGCTTCAAGGCTGGATCAATAACCCAAGGGTGTGTACCTTGCTCGGTGAGAGTAAGGCCAGCGTCCAAAAGCACTTCCTCAGCCATATCGTAGAAGTTCTTGTTACCCAGCTTGCTCTTGTAGAAAGTACCGCTCAGGCTACCAATCAGGCCGGTACACGAGAAAGAAGCCTGGTTGTTGCTTGCCTTGGGCTTGCCGTCCAGCAGATACTTGTCGGCCTTGATTTTCTCAATCGTCCCGTCATGAAGTGTGTACCCGAAACGAATGGAGATCGGGGAGTTTTTATCAACATAGGCATAAATACCGGAAGGGTTGTCCGGGTCATAATTGTGTTCGTAGTCCAAAATCGTAAACTGCATGGTTTCCTTTGGCAGTCTACGACTGAGGGGGTCTACATCGTGGGTCTGCTTGGTCGAAACAATATCACTGTTGTCGAATACCATTTCAACACCATAAAGCACCTGTTGGAGCCTTGGACGGCGGTACGGCAAACATTTTCCGAAAGAAATAGTGATCTTATCGGAAGAAGCAGCTCTCGCACCAATCACGATTTTTGTACCAGTGACCGGGAGGGTTACTGTTTCCTTTACAGCACCGTTCAGCCAAAATTCGACCGTAATGGTTTCAGGCCACTCCTTATACCGAGTGTCAAAAGTCAGCGTTAGACCTGGAAACTCATGAGGGTGAGTAAAGGTTTTGGTCAACACCGCAGCCTGTGAAAACACACCCTCTGCGTTGCTCATGTGACTCGAAACAAATCCGTCATACTTGGTTCCGGCAGACGGTGCAATAACCGTATTCCCGTCCAAAGCCCAACGGTTAAGTTCTAATGCCGCATAAGACTCTTGGTAATTGTAGTTATAATCCAGGGTATCAAATTCAGAATACCCAAGTGCTCCATTGCTGGCCCAACTGCCGTCCGTAGCCGCCGTAGCGTCTACATTACCAAAGGAGATTTCTACGATAGACCGGTTGCGAAGGATAGATTTCATGCTGGACTTGTAAGCATTGCTTACCTGTTTCATGTTTCTACCCTCCCTTAGAACTGTTCTCCGCAGTCAATCAGATTGACTTTGCAGTTGATATAATCCAACGGGAGCTGTGTTACCGGGTCAAGGTGGAAAGGTTCAGCAGTCCGGTCACCTGGATACATCTTTCGAGTAGTCCAAGTGTTGTTCACCATATCCGGGTAGGTTACAGTGACATAGAAATTTTCAAATTCTTTTAGGATTGCCGACCACTGTTCAGCAGTTAGATAAGCCCATTCTAGGTTACTCAACTTCTGCTGTTGCCGCCCTACCACTTGACCAACTACCACCGCATTGGCATTTCGAGCCGAGTCTACGATGGTAGCCGTCATCATGTTCAAGCCCCGGCGGGGGCAAGGATAGGACTTCCCATTGATCTTGATAAAACTTGCCATACCCCTTACCCCCTTAGTAGGCATTTGCAAAGGCACCGTTATTTACACGGACACCTCGGTTTCTTTCATATCGGTCATAAGATCGACCAATCACTTCATCTCCAATGGACACGGACAAATCCTTGTCCTCGACAACGCTCATAAGAGCGTAGATCGCAGCAATCACGCCGTCATTGGCAACGCTGACACCAGCAGAGATACCCTCAACAATCTGATCGTTGTTGGCAACCGCAGTCCTGCGACCAATAGAACCAACCATCTCTGCACCGGCTTCTCTCGCAATAAAGAGCTGCCCTTCATCCGGGAAACCGCCGTCCTCAAACATGGGGATATGCGGGATGTTGACCAGACGAATATCAAAAGCCGGGATAAGGGTAATACCAGCAATCGTCAAACCGCTGAACTGAATGTGGAACAAATCATTGATTGCGTCAATGACCCCGTTAATAAGACCAATGATGGAATTTGCCATCTGCTTTACAAATCTGGTAATGGGGTTATCGTCCAGTGTCCACGCTGCATAGGACAGGGACAATCCGGCGGCAAGCACCGCAAGGCCAAGGCCAACGCCAGCACCGGAAAGCAGAAGCAGAGTACCGAGAACAATCAATGCACCAGACAAAATAGCAGTAATGACGGAAACGGTTTTTCTGATCGCATTGGCAACGGTATCCCAATTCACTACTGCCGCAGAACCAAGAGCCAATGCACCCAGAGCCATCAAGCCAAGACCCAACGGCAAGGCCGCACCGCTGAGTGCCAAAATAGCACCTACGCCTAACAAAGACGCACCCACCACAGTAGCAATCATGGTGATCTTGTCCTTTACACTATCAGACAGGTTGTTCCAGTTCGGGACAATCGCCGTTCCCATCATGAGAGCACCGCCAGCCAACAGCGCAAGGCCCAGAGGGATATTTACACCGCTGAGTGCCAAAATAGCACCTACCGCAAGCAGAGCAATCGAAACGGTTGCCGTGATAAGAGCGATTGTGTTCTTTACCTGATCGCTCAACCCATTCCAGTTCAATGCGACCGCAGAAATGATAGACGCAGCACCAGCCGCCATCAACGCAATGCCAAGGGGTAGACTACCTCCACTGAACGCCAAGATTGCACCAAGACCGAGCATTGCGGTTCCTACAATCAGAGCGATTTGCGTCATTGGATTTTTGACAGCGTTTACGAGGGTATTCCAATTTAGAGCTACGGAAGACGCAATGGCTACTGCACCAATCGCCATGAGCGCAATACCAAGAGGGGTATTGACACCAGTAAGCGCAAGCATAGCACCTACCGCCAGAGAAGCACCAGCAAGAATACCCGTGATCGTGGTCAGAGCGTCAGTGATATGCTGATCGCTACTGTGCCAGTTGACCACAGCGGCAGCGGCAAGGCTTACCGCACCAACCGCCATAAGAGCGATACCCAGGGGGATATTCGCCCCGGAGAACGCCATGATTGCACCCAACGCCAGCATGAAACCGGCAACCACACCGGTAATGAGGGCCAAGGTACTTGCGAGTTGACTGCTCATGCCTGTCCAGTTCGCAGAGATTGCCGCCGCAAGACCGACAGCACCCGCCGCCATCAGGCCGACACCGAGAGGGATGTTGGCACCGGTAACGACCAGAATTGCTCCGACTGCTAGGAGAGCACCGGCACAGATTACACCGATGTCTGCCAAGACCTTCTCGATCATGGCTTTGATTTCTCCAACCTTGGTACTGATTGCATTACCGATGAAGTCATACTCAGGAAGGGCAAAGTCAAATCCGTTACCGCCGCCAGCACCAGCACCGGCACCAGCACCACCCTTGTTGGGGTCAAAAACATTTAATTCATCAAAGCCAGCGGTGTAGCTTTTCAACTTCTTAGCCGCACCCGCAGCGTTATCGAGGTTATCTGCCAATGCACCAGCACCAACACCGGCAGACTCAATACCACTGTAATCTACTTCTGTCATCTTGAACCCGAAAAGAGCGGCGATTGCGTTTGCAATCTCACGAATAACCTGAACCACAGCGATTGCATAGGGCAGAATAGCGTTCAACGCAGGAATGAAGATGTTACCAATAGCTCGTGCCGCCATAGAGAATTGCGCTTGCAGGATACGGAGCTGATTTGCGGGAGCTTCCAGCGTTCTCGCCAAGTCACCCTGAGCCGTGGTCACCTGGGTCATGATTGTGTAATAACGCAGCTCTGTCTTTTCAGCCTGGGTCATGGACGCAACGCTCTTGTCAATACCGAGAGCCAGGGCGGTTGCTTCCAAACGAGCTTGCGACAGATCGTAACCCAAGCGGCGAAGAGGTTCCAACTCACCAGAAATACCGGATTGTAGCTTTTGCATGGAGTCCTCAACGGAAATGTTGAAGAACGAGCTGAGGTCATAGCCGAGCTGAGTTAGGTTCTTACTCATGATCTCGGCTCGGTCTGCGGTATTTCCGAAACCGGTCAGAAGAGTATTGAACACGCCCTGGTTTCTAATCCAGTCAGAGAGGTCAATACCCAAAATATCGCTGACCGCCTGACCAAACCTCAGAGCTTCTTCCGCACCTTCACCCATAGCAACTGTAAATAGGTTCATGTTTTCCTGGAACGCATTGGACTCATTTATAACAGTTCCTAAAAGAGAAGCTATACGGCGAAGACCATAAAGAAACGCAGAAAACCTAACACCACCTAAGACCTGACCAAATAGACCAGTACGCTTAGTAGCCTGTTCCATTTTTTCATTGTACTTATCGGTGCTTGCAATCAGCTTTTGAATTTTGATCGGAAATGCGGAAAAACCAGCAGATACCTTCATCATTTCGTCAGCAAATGGTTTCATGGCAGTAGCCAAAGTTACCATCTGACGAGTGAATTTATCAAGATCGGCTTTTTCCAAGGCTTCAATTACTTCCGGGAACTTTTGAAGCTGGTTGATAAAAGAAGTCAATCTTGCTCTACCGAGATTACCTAATGGACGCAAACCATCAGTCAGGGAGGATAGCTTATCGCCGTCCGTCCACTTGATCTTGTCGATTGCATTGCTAATGGCCTTTACTTGGTTTGCAACAGAGCTGGATAGTTTCAGATTGCTGACTTTACTCAAAGCGTCCAGAGCCTTAGTCACCCGGTTGATTTTCTGAGAAACATCCCCGCTATTCAAACCACTTAATGCGTTTTTTAGTTCCCGGATACCTTTAGCAGTACCACTCAAACCAGAGCCGGTACTACCACACGCAGTTTTCAACCGTTGTAACGATGTTTTGAGGGCATTGATACCCTCAACCGTTTGGGAACTATCATTGACAATTTCAAACTCTAAACCCTGAATTTCAACATTGTCAGCCATCTACACCACCACCCTTCTCTTCAAATTTCTTATTGATTGCCAGAGCAAAGGTTTCCATATACGCTTTTGCTTGATTATCGTGGTTTTCCTGAACTTTTTCTTGCTTTTCCTTGTCTTGTCTATTGAATAACTCAAAGGGTTCCTTACGATATGGAGTAGGCTTAGTACCTTTCTTAGCAAAGGCACGAAGAACAGGAGCAGCGTCAACCAGTGCTTCATAAAAATAAGCACCCTGTAACCATGCGTCCTGATTACTAAGGTCTTGCTTGATTTGTGCGGCCTTACGGTAGAACCGAACTAATTCACAATCCATATCCCAATACTGTTCGTAGGTCATTCCAATAGACAAATAGTAAGGAAATACCTGATTGAATTTTTCTGTGTAAGCAAAACGGGGAGCGGGGCTTTCTCTGCCGCCGCCCCCCTCGTTCTCGGAAGGGTGACCGCTTACCAACCAGCCTTCCAGTCCAAGTTTCCCTCGCCGTTCTCCTGCTCGGGTTCATCCAGCAGAGTAGCAATCGGGTCGTTATACATCTCGACCAACTTGGCAATAAGCTCGTCCTTGTTGGTCAGACGCTTGTAGATACTCTCAACCACCTCCGGCTTGACAAACCGATGATGGGCCATGAAAGCACCGGCGAACAGAGCCGGAAGCATAGTCATAGGCTTCTTGGTAACATCCTCAGCAATGAAGCCCTGACGCTCCATCTGAGTAACAGTCTTACGGGTATATTCCAGAGTGTAAGTCACACCGGAAGCGGGGTCATTGATAATAAGCTGCTTTGCCATGATAAATCCTCCTTATCAAACTGGCGTTTGTGATTTAGGTTTGAGAGAAAACGATGGGAGTAGAAGGAGCAATGGTGATATTCATATCAACCACCTCATTCACACCGCCACCGACAGGGTAAACAGACAGCTCACCGTCAAAGGCAAACTTACCATTGGAACCATCGGGGGTCAGATTACCGGGAGTACCGGTAGCACCAAACCATACCGCATAGCTGGCCTTTTTCCCTTCCAGGTCTTTGAGCTTCTTAAACTCCGCAACATCGTAGTTAGAAGTAAAAGAAAGACCGTCAAGGGACTGAATACCGGCGATATAGGTCTGCATATTATCAGACAGGGTGGTGGTTTCCAGCATTTCAGGGTCACCACCGAGGTCGGGGAACTCCTTAATGTCTACCAACTTCTCATAGGTTTCGTTGTTATCGGCTTTCTTCATCAGAAAAACCTTATAGGTAGAGATAGCCATGATTTTACCTCCTATACATAGTAGTCCCGTCTGTAATTGCGATATATCTGGCAACCAGACGGTAGATTGTAGCGTTTTCCATGTTGGGGATGGGGGAGAGGGAAGTGCGTCTGAAATTTCGCTGATACATCATGTCATCAACGACTTTCATAATGCTCCGACACTCGGATTTCTTACCGGAAGCCTTGTCGGAGTACACATTTACCTCATACATTAGCGTTGCAAATCGCTCTGCTTCGCTGGTGTCCAAGTGCTCTATACTTAGATAATTGTCCTGTTCCACAAGGCTCACATGGGGGAACCCTTTCGGGGCATGGACATAAGAGCTGCTTACAGTCACACCGGGAAACTGTTCTCGTAAGGCTTTCGCAATCGGTGTGAACACCTGATTTTCAATGTCGATCACGAAAATACCTCCTTCGCTATGAGCGAAATTCGCTCTTTCAGCTCCTTGACCGTTTCATACATAGGCATATTTGCGGGATTACCTTGGGTAATAACAACCTCTTTACCGTTGGGTTTCACTACGGTCACACCGTTTGAACCAGGCTCGCCGTAATAACCCCATTTCTGCTGAGAGCCGTGCCCCATACCGTATTTACCCCGTTCCATTCCGTGCTCTTGTGCTTCCGGGTGGTTATCGGGATATACAACACCTGTACCGAACTCAATGAATAAAACCGCACGACCGAGGGCTACGACTGATCTTGCATTAGACCCTCTCATTTCAACGGACACAGACACATTGTTCGTGCCGTCATATACGGCTTTTCCAAACTTGACGGACGCAATCTGTAAACCTTCCTGAGCTAATCGGTCAAGGAAAATCTCAGTTCTCTCTTTGAGCCACCGTTGATAGCTTTCAATCTCTCGAATTAACTGGTCAATACCCTTGCTGGAAAGAGGGACAGAAATCTTCTTTTTCACGACACACTCACCTTCGTCACAGCATAGGAAATGGAATTGAGGGACTTTGCAACCCGCTTTACGATGTAGTCATAAAGAGGGGTTCCGTCTTTTCCGTACTCCGGCTTTTTGTCGATGAAAAGGACGGAGTTTTCGTCAATGGGACAGGAGAGATCATCAGTAATGATAACCTTGTCATATCCCGCCAGATTTCCAAACTGCTCCACCTGAGCCGTTCCGGTTGCCGCAGACACATTCATGAACTGCTCTACCGCCGGTTTATAAAAAACCTTCGACTCTCCGGTTTCATTGCCGTCCTCGTCCAGAATGGGTTCCTTCCGATCATAGAGGAGGTACCAGAACACCGTCTGGTTGCGTTTTAGTGTTCTCATGGGGTAACACCCCCGGAACCAATCAAACCAGCACAGGGGACGATTTCACGCATGAGGGAAGGTGGTACATCTCCATCTTCATAAGATCGAGAAATACCGTTTTCCCCATGTGCTGTCTGCCCTTCTGCACCACGCTTATTCAGTAGATAAACTGCAATCTCAACCTGGGTATAAGCGTATTTATCAGGAACTACGGTTTGAGTGTCATCGTAGGGGTAAGCCCGTCTGAGGATTTTATTACCGGCAATAGAAAGGTAGGTGGAAACCACAGTATCATCCTTTTCACCGGTCATGGATTTTACCATTGTCAGTTTTTCAGAGTCAGTCATGGTTTTCACCTACCTTTCAAAATCTTAGGTTGCGGCCTTGGTCACAACGGGGTTCTTGGTGTCATTGGCAATGAACACGCTACGGCTGTAAGTGGGAGCAGTGAAGCTCTGAGCAATGCCGGTAAACTTGCCGTGATACCACTCAGGGCCGTGGTCAAGGCCAATCTGACCAAAGAGCTGATACTTCTTACCCGCACCGGTCTTAGCCAGCTCTTCCAGGAAGAAGTTACCCTTACCGGGAACAGGCTGGAACACAGGTGCAAGCACATTCAGGTTCAGCAGCAGAGCGGTACCGGCGGGAAGACACTCGCCCAGGTACAGATAGACCACACCAATGGGAGTGACTACACTGGACAGTGCAATACCGTTGATCTCACGAGCGGCAGGAACCACAGTCAGACCATTCTGAACAGCGTCAGCGTTGATCTGGAACAGAGTGGTAGCGTCACACCACAGGCACAGACCATCGGTGGGAGCATTGGCACCGTAAATCTTCTTCACCATATCGGCAATATCCCACAGGCCAAGGGGCTTGCTGGACATAGCCTTAACATTGGTGGTGATTGCAGTCACCAGACCACGGGTTTTGTTGGCCTGATCGTCACTGGTGGCCTTCTGATATACACCGTTGATGAAGGTGTACTCAATATCCCGGTTGATCTTCTGCATTTTCGCAGCTACCTGGAAGTCCAGCTCGTTTATAGGATTAGCCTGCTGATTGGTAATGTTAATGCCGCTCAGAGTGCCCATGTTGGACTCCTTAGCGTAAGATACACCGACAGACTCATGGAAAATCTGAGTCACATTGGTCTTCTGAGCACGAGTGACAGAAGTAGCTTCGGGAGCGGTCAGAGAACCATTCTCAGTGATCGCAGGCTGAGAACCGGTACCGCCGCCCTCATACTCCTGACCAGTTACGAACTCAACATGATTGGTAGTCTTAGCACGACTACCGATAATTGCACTCAGAGGAGTGCGAGTGTTGCCCTTGTTGAAGAGCATACCGGAGTAGTTCAGAACTCCAAAACTGGTAGCAATAGGCATAACAATTCTCCTTTACTCATTATTCGCCTGAGCTTCCTCTTCGGCTTTCAGGCGGGTGTAGTAAGCCACAGCAGAGAAGTCACCACTCTGTCGGGCTTCCTCAATTTTCTTCTGGTAATCCACCTCACCGGCACCACCGGAACCGGGAGCGGGCTTGGGGGTCTTTTTCAGAGCGTCAGCTTTAACCTTCTTTGCGTAGTCCTCCAGGAACTTACTCTGGTTGGCAAAGACCTTGGCACTATCGCCCTCAGCCATAGCCTTAGCGGTATCCTCAGCAAGAGCTTCCTCATACCCCTGGGCAATGTACTTGGCCTTATACTCAGAAATACGCTTGGCTTCACGCAGCTCAGAAAGCTCCTTTTCCATCTGCGTCAGCTTTTCAGCGTCTTCCTGTTTCTTCTTCTCGTCCTCGGAGAGAAGGGCGTTGTGCTTACGCTTCCACTCAGCGGCTTCGGAATTGGCCTTAGAAACAGCATTTTTCTGCTTTTCCAACTCGGCAAGGTTATCTTCATACTCGAAACCTTCCAGAGCTGCCAACTTCTGTTCAGGGGTCATTTCCGCATAACCCGCAATCTTACTGGTATCAATCTTTGCCATAAGGACTACCTCCTGCGTTTTTTTTAGGGTGTTCACTCACCGCTGATTTCTGTTTTTGGTAGGGTTTTCTCCCCGTTGCGATTAAGGTCTTCCCTGACCATTCAACGCCTTACGG